CAGGTAATGGCTTATGCTGTTTATTCAAGATTGATGGAACTAGACACGCCGATGCATTTGAATCAATTGCTGCGTATCTTTATGAATCATATCAAATAATCGTTGACCAGTCAGGAAAGAACGTTTCACGTGCTAGGTTCGTTTCATTCGATCCGTTTATTCACATTAACGAAAAGGCAATAACATTCAAAAAGTATTTGCCGAAAGTAAAGCCTAAAAAGGTTAGTCGAGTTGTTTTCGTTAAGAATGATTTTGATTTAATAATCAACCAGTTTAACGAAAGACAAATTAACCTTTGCGAAGAATACTCTGAATGGGTTTCGATTGCCTATTCTTTAATCAGTCAGTTTGGAGAAAACGGGCGCGAGTATTTCCATGTGCTTAGTTCTATTTCATCCAAGTACAACGCAAATGATACGGATAAGCAGTACGATTCATGTTTAAAAAACTCATCAGAAAGCAAGGCGAAACTTTCCACAATTGGAACTATTTACCACCTTGCGAAGATTAACGGAATAGATACTTATTCGGCTCAGACAAAAGAAATAATTCGTTCCGCTGCATCACAAAAGGCGGCTGGAGTTAAACCGGATCAAATCAAAAAAACACTAAAAGAGTTTGCCGGAATTGATGAATCTGATAGTGAAGAAATAATAAAGCAGGTACTCGAAAAGGATATCAAGCACAAGTCTGAAAACATTGTTGATGACATTGTTGCTTTTCTTCGTCCGTACAAAATTCGAAAGAACCTGCTTTCAAGAAATGTAGAACTAAACGGAAAGCCGATAGATGACAGCGATATCAATTCTCTTTATCTCGATTCAAAGGTTGCATTTAAAGATGCTTCAAAGGACTTGGTTTGCTCAATACTATTCAGCAACCGAATTGATTCATACAATCCAGCGGTTGACTTTTTTACTCAGCGTGAAATTTTACCACCGGATGAGCTACTACCTAACCTTGCGCTACTACTTAACTCAATCCAAACTGATACCGAAAACTATGATACTTGGGTTACTAAATGGCTTGTTTCAGTTGTAGCCTCAGCATTTGGAAAACACTCGCCTTTGGTACTCGTATTTTGTGGTGAAGTACAAGGTACTGGAAAGACACATTGGTTTAGATATCTTTTACCTCAACAACTTCAACCGCTATTTGCCGAATCAAAAATGGATGCAGGAAAGGATGATGAAATCCTAATGACTAAGAAGCTTATAATTCTCGATGATGAATACGGCGGAAAATCGAAACGAGAAGAAAAGCGATTAAAGGAAATTACTTCTAAGGCATGGATAAACGTAAGAGAACCATACGGACGTGTTTCAGTAGATTTAAGACGTTTAAGTGTATTTTGTGGTACAAGCAATGAAACGCAAATATTAAACGACCCTACGGGGAACAGGCGCATTATTCCAATTCACATAAATGGTATCAATCACGACTTATACAATCAATGCAATAAAACTGAACTATGGCATGAGGTATATTCTCTTTATATGGCTGGTTTTGATTATTCTATTCTCAAGCATGAAATAAGTCAGCTAAACGACAATACAGAAGCATTCAAACAGTCATCAATCGAAGAAGAACTTATTTACGATAGGATTTCAGCAGGAAGCGAAATGAATGGAGAATGGATGAGTATAACTGCAATAATTCAATACTTGATAGCTGATTCAAAAATTCACACACTATCAAATCAGAAGGTCGGAATAATTCTCAAGAAACTAAACTACCCAAGCAAAAGAATCAAGAAAGATGGTGCTGTTATTACTGTTTACTTGGTTCGTAAAGGATTTGGGGCTGCATTTTAACGGGTTGCAGGTTGCAGGTAGGTTGCAGGCTGTGTATCAATAGCCTGCAACCTCTCAACTCCACTAATACCAAGCAATACAGAAGAAGGTTGCAGGCTCTAATAAAAAAACAGTAATAAAGTGTTTGACATTAATTACACGCACACACACATATACGCACACACATTACATTATACCCAGCCCCTAACTCGTTTTTTCACTTTTAGCCTGCAACCTGCAACCTTTTACACTTAACTTACTAATTCTGAACACTATATGAAGACAAATAATTTTTCCAAGCCTGCAACCTCAAAACAAGCCTGCAACCTTTCTGAGATACAAATGCAATCTAAAGCGTTTGTAAATCTTTGGAACACTAGACCAGACTTGAGATATAGAGTATTTGCCATTAATAACAACTCTCAAAACGGAATTAAGGGAGCAATGAATAAATCGATGGGTGTAGTAGCTGGTGTTGCCGATATGTGTTACTTGAAACCGGAAGGAAAAGTAGTATGGATTGAATGGAAAACTGAGATAGGCAAACAATCAAACGAGCAGAAAGAGTTTGAAAAGGTTTGCCGTCAATTAGGACACGAGTATGTAATTGTTAGATCGGAAGATGAGTTTCTTTCCGTTTTGAATTAAAAAATTTGTTACATTTGCTTCATGGGAATTAGAAAACTCAATCCAGCAAGTTCAATTCGCGTGAAGAAGCATGGCATGAATAAGAAAGCCAAGCGAAACGCAATGATTCACATGACTACTGAAATATTCGGAAATGACCTAATAAAAGGCGCATTGAAGGATAATAAGGACGTGAAGCAGATACTTGAAACGATTGATACCCGATATGCTGAATTTGTTGAAACTCGCATTCAGGAAATAATTGAGCGTAAGTATCTATTGAAGTTTGAATCGAAAGAACAATGCGCCGAATGGATTAACGAGAATTGTACATTGTTACGGTCTGAAGAAGAAAACCCGATTAATATTCTTTACTTTGGATATCAAACGGAAAACGAATTTGAGATAGGTAACTGGAGAGATTCACCCGATGCAATCAATTTCTTGACTAAACCAACTGACCATTCAATCGAAGAAGAATGATGCTAACGGACAGCCGAGTAATCATCAAGAATATTCGGATAAGTGAAATGCAGGTAAAACAGAAAATGATTGATTGGGGCGTACTTGAATCGTCTTGGATTCATACAGCGATTACTTGTTTAGCATTGAAAGAGGTTGGAATTGATTACGAGAATTTGATTGATACCGAACAGGATAAACTTGAAAAAAGAGTAACAATGACTACTGAAAGAGTTTGTTTTCCACTTACGCCGAAAGACACTTACTATCAAGTCCATCTTGAACTATTCCCTGAGTTTGAAGTTGTTAAAAGGTGTATTAAAGAGAACTGAGATATGACAACCGAACCTATTGCGTCAGAGTTTTATTGGTTACCATGTAAAGAGCAAAGATTTTTCACTCGAATTCAAGAAAACGAACTAGAACAAGGAATGACAATACTTTACAAACCCGTTATGACAAAACAAGAAGAAATTGAAGATATCCAAAATACGATTAGACAACTTCAAGAAAATGTCGAAAGGCTAAAATCAGAAAGCCCAGAAGATAAATTCAAAAAAGTTGACCTTTCATTTTCTAAATCAGAAATTCAATTGCTAGGTAATACATCATTTGAAGTTCATTTTAAAGAAAATGAAGCTGGAACTATTGAAAGAACTCATTCTGCAAAAGTTGAAGACTTTGAAAAGATTGATGTTAATTCGGGTAGCAAATGGGTTGCTAAACAATTATTACCATAACTTCGTATAGATTGAAAAAATAAAGTTATGGCTGGAGGTAGACCGACTGATTATAGACCTGAATATTGCGAGCGTGTAATCGAATACGGCAAAGAGGGAATGTCTAAAGCTGAGATGTGCTTAAACTTAGATATAAACCGCTCAACTATGACACTTTGGGAGGAAGTTCATCCTGAGTTTTCCGCAGCCATAAAAGAAGCAATCTATTATTCTCAGGCTTGGTGGGAGATGCGAGGCAGGAAAGCAACGTTTAATTCAGAGGGATTCAATGCGACTTCTTATATCTTCAATATGAAGAACCGATTCAAAGAAGATTGGAGCGATACGAGCAAACAGGAGTTAACCGGAAAAGACGGCGGACCACTCGGAGTTAAATTCGAGGGAATGGATGAAGCAGGACTTAATAGTTAATCGGGCGTACCTAAAGCTATTCACATCGAAAGCTAGGTATAAACATCTTTGCGGTGGGCGTGGTGCTGGAAGGTCGTATGTCATTGGACAAACGGCAATTATCCGAATGTACGAACCAGCTTATTTCAGGGGAATTATAGCCCGTCAAAACTTTGCCGACATTCGAGGCAGTCAGTTTCAGCAAATAGTTGATATTATTGAAGATAAAGGATTAGAAGATGATTTTCATATCCTTGAACATACGATGTCGATTACCCATAAGCGAACCGGAAATCAAATCTTCGCAAAGGGATTTAGGGCAGCTTCAGGTAGTTCAACTGCAAAGATGAAGTCCATTACTGAGGCTACTTGGGTTTGGATTGAAGAAGCTGATGAAGTTGGAAAGGATGACTTTGATAAGTTAGATAAGTCGCTACGTTCACTTAAGGGGGCATCACTTGAAGTATTGTTCAGCTATAACACCGACAATGAAGATAGCTGGTTGAAGTCCGAGTTTCACGATAAGAAGCGAGATGATACCGAAATAATCCATACTACCTACAAAGACAATTTAAAGAACCTACATCCGGATTATATCAAGGTACTTGAACGGATGATTCAATCCGACCCTGAAGCGGCTAAGTCCGATGTGTTTGGATTGTGGGGCGGTGGTAAGCGCGGAAAGGTTTACGATAATTGGAGAAGTGCCGATTCGATGCCCGAAGATTTTAAGATAGAATGTTACGGGCTTGACTTTGGATTCACAAACGATCCGACTGCATTAGTTCACATTCGATATTCACAGGGGGATATTTACGTCAAGCAGTTGATTTACGATTACGGCTTGACTAATCCCGATATTTGTAAACGTATGAATGAATTAGGCATTACGAAAGCCGATAAGATTCATGCTGATAGTGCCGAGCCAAAGTCAATAAAAGAAATTCAGAATCAAGGATTCAATGTAATTCCAGTAATAAAAGGAATTGATAGTATTATTCAAGGAGTTCAGAAAGTAAAACAGTACCAAGTGTATATTGTTAATTCACCTGACATTCAAAAAGAAAATAAGAATTATATTTGGCATGTCGATTCAAATGGAAAGACAACTAACAAACCGATTGACCGCTGGAATCACGCGAAAGATGCGATTCGTTATGGTGTAGTTGGAATGCTAGGCAAGCCAATAAGTAAGAAACCGACAATATCAACACCGGGCAAAAGATGAGTTTACCGTTCAAGTACAAAGGTCAAGAAAAGCGAATACCTACATCATGGGATGATTTAACCGTTGGACAATGTATTGACCTAATCGAATGGTCTAAGACGGGCGAAAACGATATGATTAAACTCGCCTCGATTGCAAGTGGTATCGAAGTGGGTGAATTAAAAGAAATGAAAGTCGAGAAAGTTACTGACGTGGCATTTCCGCTTTACCAGCTTGTCATTCACGATTCATTTGATAAAGACGATTGGACTTGCCCGCCTTCGTTTCAAATATTAGATAGACGTTATTCATCTTATCAAGAAATTGGCAACCTGAAATACGGATGCATGGATATTTTTGAAAAGACGATTGCTGATGAATCGACTACTTTGATTGAAAAGATTCCGTTAATCATTGCTTCAGTTGTTTATGAGGGTAAGTTTGCAGGGCGTGAACTAGAAGCACGAAAGGATATTGAAACATTGGCAAACGAGGGTGTTATGAATATGCCTATTAAGTTCGCCTATCCGATAGCTACTTTTTTTTTGAGCAAATACGAGAGTTCTCTAGCCGCAGCAGCTCAGAAGGCGATGGATACACCAACCTCGAAATCAAAGCCGGAATCAAGGACTTGGAGAAGTTTGGTAAATTCGGTTCGGTCTATTCTCTTTCGGGCGGCGACCCGCTCAAGTTCAGTCAAGTCTTAGATTTAACGATGTACGAAACGACTTTAACATTCAAGTTTAGATCGGCATTGGATAAGTTCAAAACAAACTATCAAAGGTTAGCACACGAAGAAGCACAAAGCAAAAGAAGATGAAGATATTCGACATACTTGAATCATGTGTTTTTCCTTTGACTAACAACCCTCGTTTGCATAGCGCGACTGATTGGGAGCAGAACGTTAAAGCAGACGATGTTTCTTACCCGTGCGTTTGGCTACACCGTCCGACACCTTACCGACCTACTAAGATTGGTAAGTTTGCTACTCGTCAAGAAGTTTACGATGTAAAGATGTTCTTTTGCGATTCTTCGCGTCCTACTTTTGTTCAAACTGAGCATGATGAGATTGTTGAAGACCAGAGGATTGTTGTAAATAACTTCTTAGCAACCTTAGAAGCCCATCCGAGTGTTGATGTGATTGTAGGGGATGTTAAGTGCATGGATATTTTCAATCTAACCGATAAGAACTTAACAGGCATTTGGGTAGAGTTTAGTTTAAGGTTGAATATTGATGAGGGTATTTGTCCACAAGTACCACTATTGCCAAGTAATCCAATCATAACAGAGATAAGTCCTGAAGATGCGTACAATACGGGAGTTACCAATTGCGTAATAACTGGAA